CAGACATTATGTTCTCCGTTGAGATTCTTTTTGTATGCCCTCTGTGGGCAAAGGACAGACAGAAAGAAGCGGCCCCGAAGAGCCGCTAAGGTTTAGCTTATACTGTAGCTGCGATAGTAACACCAGCTTCGGGACGGTAAGTCTCGTAGCCGTAGATAGTGTCAGCAGTCATCAGGTCAGCCAAGTGCTCTTGCTTGTACTGAGTCTGAGTGCGAACACCCAACTGCTCAGCAAAGACCAAAGCGTCTTTGTGCATTAACAAACAGTTCTTCTCGCCAGCGTTTCCGGTGAGGTTGGTAGAAACGTACAGCTCAACGCCGTAGATTGAACCAAGCTTACCGTTAACTACAGGGCTACCAGCAACGAAGTCACTAGAGATGTAGTTAGACTCGCCCAACATTGCCATCTTAACGGCAGGTGGGATGACTAGTACACGGCTGTCGCCGGGGACGTTGTTGTCGTCGAGGATCTGGATAGCAGCACGAAGACCAGCATCGTTGAATGCAGTCGTAGTAGCGCCAGCTTCGTCAGCGATTCCGCCAGAGACGAAAGACTTCTGAGCAGTGAAACCAGAGTTAGCTTCAGCGATAAGGTCAGTGTCAACCTTAGTAGCGAGAGCGTAACCAGCGTCCTGCGTGTAGAACTGTCGCAAGCTGTTAAGAGCTTGTACGCCAGTGATGTCTTCGATCAGACGTGAGTACTCGAAGTGCTGGTCAATGTTGATGACCAACTCGCCAGTGGTGCCAGCGATAAGAGTAACTTCAGTCTCTGCAACTTTGGCAGATGCTGAGCCACGATCAGGCTTAGGGATACGGATAGTATCGCCTTTCTTGCCTACCATAGACATAGCGCGAACGAGGGGCTTAACTACCAATGACTTCTCGTAAGAAGCAATGATCTCGTCACTCCAGATCTCTGGGATGAAAGTAGCTGCAGTTGTGTTTGTTACGTGGTTAGTTCCAAGTGCCATGATGATATTCCTTTAAGGTTTATTTAACCCTCCCTTCTGCGTATGCCTTCAGTATGTCAGGAAGCATAGCTTCATAACGGGCTGGGTTGGTTCGGTTTAGTTCAACAATGTCAGTACGTCTATACACCTTGCGGGACGACTGTCCTTCGGGGTTAGACCGTGACGATCCAGTGGAAGCCTTCTTGATCTCAGCCTTCTTTGCCACCTTTTCTACCGCTGCGTGTCTCTTGACAGCACCCTGTGTGTCTTTGAAGAGAGTTAACAGCTCATCTGCCGCTGCGAAATCATACTGCTGATCTGCTTGAGCAAATAGGTTCTGACGGAACTGGCTGCCTTTAACCCAAGTCTGGAACGACTCAGAGCCAATGACATCCTTCATGTCAGCATGTTTAGCCTGAATAGCTGCCAGCGACTTCTCCTTCTGCAACTGTACAGTAGCTTCCTGCATCTGTCGCATTACGGGGTTGTTCGCTATAGCTTGGTTCATAGCTGCTTTCGGATCAGCAAAGAAGTCTACGTCATCGACTTCCGTTACTTCCGGTGTTGGAGCCTGCTGCGCGGTCATGCTGTTCTTAACCATCTCGTCGAAGGCTTGTCGTAACTCACCTACTTCGGATGACTGCTGACCTAAACGCTTCTCTAGCTCTTGGTGCATACGAGCTATGTCTGTAGCAGACTTACCTTGGTACTTATCGGGGAGGACATCCTCTTCTGGCTCTTCTACAACTTCGGATTCCACAGGGGACTCATCAGGAGCTACCTGACTTTCTTCTGGGGTTTCTTCAACCATGTCGTCTAGTGTGAGGTTGTTTGTCTCTGCGATAACTTCACCGCTGGTATCAATCAATGTTGCCATTCTTAAACTCCGGCCCTTAAAGGGTTATCAGATATATGGGGTAAGGGGTCTATACGTACTAGGTTATCCCTTCTGTGCTCTCCGCTCGTGGTCACGTTTCCACTTCATGGCTGCGCCGGGGTAGTCCCCAGTTACGCCTTCAAGTACAAAGTTACCGGGAGAGATGACTGTGCTAGCAGGAGCGGAACAGGCTCCACACCGGAAATCATCTTCCGCTCTGCCAAACACTTCGGTCATTTCGTTGCAGGATTCGTCGGTACACCGAACGTCATAGATTCTACGCATCGTGTGAGTCCTCCGCATTCCTTGTTGTTCTCTCGTAGTTGGCACAACTCCTCAGTGCCTGTAACCTACCCTTCTGGAACCAGAACTCCTCAGCAGAGTTAGCTGAGTCCAGTGAGCATAGGTCTATATCCTTTTCTATCTCC